TGGCCACGCCGCCGGCCCCGGCTGCCCCCGCCAGCCCGCTGATCGCGCCGAGATTACTCTGCACATCGCCGGCGAGTTGCACGCCCCGCGACGTTTCATCAAACCGCCGCTGCTGATCGGATAGCCGCTGGGCATCGCGTGTTGCCCGCTGCGCCGCGTCGCCAATGCGCTCGTATTCCCGGCTCACGCGCTTCAGATCACTGTCCGACGCGCCGATTTCTTTCAGTGCCGTTGCTAACCGGTCGCTCGGCACACTCGCGGACTGCGCATCGCGGGCAATGTTGTCCAGCGCCCGGTTGCGCCCAACGCGTGTCAGCGCGTTGTCGATTTCCTCGCCGGCGTCCGCCAGTTGCTGGAACCGTTGCAGTGAGCGCTCTAATTCGGTTGTATCCGTTTCGGTCTCAATCCGTAATAGATTGAGGACTTCCTCGTTTGCCACTGGATACTCCTAGAGTTTGTTGACCTTGTCCGCCGGTACCGTCTTGAGCTTGCCGGCGTTGGGTCGGTGTTTAGCGTTATAGCGCTCGTGATTGTCGATGGCCACCGCGAGCCAGAAGTCGTGCCGCATTTCTTCCGTCCACTCGTGCAGGTACGTGTACGGGTCGATGTTCTCGTCCCGCAGCGCATACAGCGCCTCCAGCATCCGCTCGTCGTACATCCCGTAATCGGGTGGTAGCGGATCGGGCGGCAACGGCACGTACTCCGGTTCAAAGTCCGAGTTCGGATTTAGCTTTCGGTACTGCTTGACTTGCTCGCCGAACTCTTCACGGTGCTTGTCTCGGCGGAGGATGGCGTCGTGTCGCTTTCGGACGTTTCCTTGGACGCGTTCCCGCCACTCTTTCCGCTTTTGCTGGATGGCGGGCTTTTGTCTTTTCCCTCTGGCACGTCCTCCGGCGGCAGCAGGTCGGGGTCATTGGCGAACACCGCGTTCTGCGAGTTCAGCCATGCGCCCATTGCCCGCGTCCGGGGGCGGTTGGCGATTTCCATCACGCCGTCAAAGATGGTCTGTGCGTCATCCTGTGGGCCAAAGCACGGCATGTCGCCGGTGATGCCCGTCGTGCGTGCCATCGCGCCGAGGATGTCCACGACCACCTCGTCCACCACGTCCCGTTGGAACGTTGGCAGCGACTGGTAAGCCTCCACCGAGCGCAGCTTGCGGAACATCACCCGCACCGCGCCGGCATCGAATAACGTGCTGTCGCGGACGGTTGCCGTTACCCCGTCCGCGATCTCATACTCCCGTGTCGCTAAGTCGTTACGATGTAGCATCGTCGATGCTCTCGTAGTTGTAGCGGACCGTGACGACATCGCCTGCCGTGCCTGAGCCGCCAAGGTCAAACACGCCGGTGCTGATGTTCACGTCGAACTCGGTTTCGTCGGCGGGCGTGTCGGACTGCGTCAGTGCCGATGTCGTGCCGTCTGCCGTTGTGCGATACGCTGACACCTGATCCTTGCTGCTCGGCTTATAAGCAAGCGTGAACTGAACTACGGTTTCGTCATCCCGGAAGTAATGCACGCGCAGGCGCTCGGTGAACGTGATCGGGCTTGTGTTGTAGCCGGCTGTATCACCGACATCCTCCGAAGCGACGGACTCATTCCATATCCAGCGCGACCCTCGGTTTGCGAACAAGAAATAGTTATAGCCGCCGACGCCCTGGAACGCATACGTAGCCCGTCCGAGATTTTGCCCCTGCACAGCCAGCCAGTTGATGTATTCCCAGCCAATCGTGCCTCTCAGGTTTTCATCGTGGATGACGGTCTGGGACTGCGTCATTAGCGACATATTTTTGGGTGTTTTGTTTTCGGCGCCGATGAGGCCGTACTTCGCAAAGTCGGTTTCGTCGTTTGCGGTTAGCCCCTCCATATCCGCCGACAACTGCACATCGTAGCTGTTGACCGTAAGGTTACCTTGTGGCGATCCGTCACCTTCAAATCCGATAGCCCCACGGGTGCCATCGTCCCCCTGCAGATTCACAACGTTCAGGGACGGGATCGACATCGCCAATTCTTGAGACGCAAAGAACATGCCGATATCGCTGTCCGCACCTTCTGCCAGCGTCGGGCTAGAGCCGATGTTGATCCCGTTATTGTCCTTGAAGGAGTATAGGACCTTGTTCAGTCCGATAGCCCCGGATTGGTTGATTGTCATGATATTCCCTCTCTATCTATGTGTGCGTAATATAGCGCTGGAACGTCACCGACAGGGTGAGGTCCATGCGGAAGTGTCCGGTTATCTCGTCGTACAGGATACCCGTGTCGTTGGCGAGTAGCGCCATCGTGACAATGCCTTGATCTGTGCCCGGCAGTTGCAGGCTCATCCGCTGGTTGTACAGCGTATACAGATCCTCAACCGCAACCTCTGCGTTTTCGGCATAGGTCTTGGCGAGTAACCCCTGCGTGGCCGGCCCGGCGAACAACTCCAACCGAACCGCCCGCGTTGCCCGCAGCGTGCCCCCGCTCTCTGCCGATTGGTCGCCTTCACCAACGGTCGGGATAACCACCGGAAAGATCGCGCCTTTCAGCGAGCTTTCGTAGTACCTCCACGCGTTAATCGAATCCAGTGTCTGATTGAGTTCATGCACCCGATCCAGCAGCGCCTTTGTCGTGACCGTCATACCGCGAATCCACCCACCCGCCGATAGCGCTCAATCGTCTTGGTGATTGACCGATCCATCCTTTCGATAGCCACCGTACCCACGGCAGAGATCTCAATCTGCCCACCGACATCACTCAGCGTCTTGTACCGATACCGCACCGCGTCCGCCGTGGCGCGGGCTAAGTCCTCCAACTGCTTGTACACGTTGATTGCGTCGCCGCTGTCGTGCGCGGCCGGCGTCGTGCCCAGCTCGCCCCGCGTCACCGTCAGGTTAGCCCCGTCAATGTCCGTGATTTGCAGCGTCTCGTCGTTCACCTGGATGTACTGCAAGCGCTCAAACACCGCCGCCTCATCCTCTGTCGCCAGCGTGATCGTGCTCGCCGCTGCCGTCAGGCTACTGTCCAACGTCACCCCACTGTCGAGCCAGTGGTTTGGCCAGCGCGGCGCATACCCGAACGTACCGACGACAGTTGCCGCCAATTCACTCGTGCTGTCGTACACCATGCGGTCATACTTGCCGAGGCGAATCTTCCACTTTGGATACTCGTTGCGGGGTAGCAGTGTCGTTGTTGTAGGCGTGCCGCCGTTGGCATACGTGAAGCTACTGACGGCGATGAGGTCATCCCCCAGCAACGCCAACTCGCGCAGCGACACATGCTCCTCCTCTGCCCAGCCGTATTCCTTCGTCTCCTCATACGGCATGAACACCCGGCCACAGTAATCGGCGATGTCCGCACTTACCTCGTGGATCATGTCCGTCAGCAGCACGAGTACCTCGTCATAGTCATCGCGCAGGTTCAACGCCTGCGCGTTGCGGTCGGTCAGGTCCTGCTTTTTAAGTACCCGCTCCAGCGTGCATAGGTCGGGCGTGTATGGAACCGCCATCTATAAGTTCCTCCGTATAATCGCGTCCGTTAGGTCGATGCTCCGTAGCCGCTTCTTCAGGTCGCGCTCGTATTCCTGCTGCCCACTGACGACGATCCGCCGGTAGCGGTTGCGCCCCCACACGCGCCGATGTCCCGGCACCTGGTTGAATTTGCTGTTGGGGGCAATCGGGCCGCCGACCAGCGCGGCAATTGGGTAAGACTGCCCGCGCCAGGTGGAGTCGTAGTCACTGCTGACAATGAAGTCGGTGCGGTTGTCCTGCACGCGCAGCGTTGCTTTCCAACTGTCGCCGAGCTGCCCGGTGCGGGCATAGCGCCCGTTGCGGGTGGGTATGGTTACGCCGGGAATGCGCCCGTTGACGGCGGCGAAGTACCACCGTCGGGACTTGTCGCTCGCAAATTCATGCTTCACCCCGGCCGGCCGCTGCGATGGATACCGGGCCAGGCGACGCTCCAGTCCGGGGAACACCTTTCGATACGAGGCTTGCGCGGCTTTATCCACTTGCTGCTTCACCCCACGCACTGCCCGGTTCACTTCCTGGACGACGCTCTTGTCCACCACGACCCGCGAGCGGATAGCCATCATGCACCTTCCATCTGCTCTACATAAGTAAGCACCTGCTGCACCCGACTGCGAAACGAATGCCGCTCACGGGCGAGTTGCTGCGCCTGACAAGCAATGCGCGCCCGCTCGTTGGGGCGCTTCCGGTACGCCTCCACCAGGTCGGCGAGATCGTCCAGTGTATCCCACAGCAGGACATGCTCACCGTCCACAATCCCGGTCGCATCTTCCAGCCCCGGCGACCGCTGCTGCAATGCCACCGCCCCGCCGGCTACCATGATTTCCCACAGCCGATTACTCACGTAGCCATCAGTGTCATCAAATTGCATAGGCGACACGGCAAAGTCAGCGTTCGCGTACAACGCTCGCCCCAGGGCGAAATCGTATAGCGTGTTACCATCCATACGCATGCCCGGCATTGAGCCATACAAGCCGGCATCGGGATTCAGGCGGCGCAAAGCCTTAGCGAGTGCCTGCCGCTCCGGGCTGTATCCGTTTCCTAGGAATACAATCTCGTGCGTTGCCGCGTCGGGCAGGTCACCCACCGGCTCATAGGCGTGTAGCAGATGCACCGCGTTCACCCCACGGTTACGCAACTCCGACAGTACGGCCGCATCTGTGCACCCCAGCACGTCAAACCACTGGTGCACCCCCATCATCGTTTCGGACAGGTAGCTGTGACGCCAGTAGTCGCCGTTTACGTTGACCATGACCGCATTTGGTGCGGCATACCGTAGTCGTTGCGCTGTGAATCCGTTGAAGCCATGTGCGGTGTTTTGCACCTGTGCAAAGATAATGTGCGGCTGCCATGCCTCGGCCAGGTCGGCCAGCTCATCACTTACACACCGATCCTGTGCATGTGCCCAGGCAAAGTCATACTCCACGACGTGCCCAAGTTCGTCCCACGCCTCCCGCCACCCGCGCTTATTGCGCTTATGCTGCGGTCGGTTCGGGTCGTAGTGCACCGCCAGTAACACCCGTAGCCGCTCGGTATCCGCCGGCGGAGTGTCCAACGTACCAATTGGTACGCCGTCCGGGTATAAGCTGTGATACAGTCGCCCGTCCCGCTTGGCGTTTGCTCGGCTGAGTTGCCGGCTCGTATCCTGATAGATGTGTTCGTTCTCGTAAACGCCATTGACCTTGCACACGGTATACCCGCGCGACCAGATCCCTGCGCCGAGGAAGTTGTCCCCGCCGTAGGTGAACGCCTGGCTCATCACATTGTTGCGTCCACCCCACCAGCCAACCACGTCGCCCAGCCTGCGCCGGACGAGGGCAATCTGCGGGTAGGGAACATGCCGCCCGTCTTTCGACCGCACGTAATCCACGTCCATCCCGTCACCGTATTTGTTGTGCTGGAACGCCACCGCCCCACATGTTAACGTTGCTTCCATATGCACCAGTGCCCGCGTGATGGCGTGCGGCGGGAAGGTCACATCGTCGGTTGCCAGCAGTACGTAATCACCCTCGGCGGCATAGGCTCCCTCGGTAAAGGCATGGACTGCCCCACGTGGCTGCCCTAGCTGGATCAGGAAGATGTCAGCCTGGCTCTTTGCCCAGCGGTCTGTCCCGTCGGTGCTACCGTTGTCCACCACGATAATCTCGTAGGATAGCCGGCGCGGGATCGTTGACCGCACCGAGGCAATCATTGCCTTTAATGATTCGAGGCGGTTGTATGTCCCCGTGACAACGCTAATCAGCGGGGGCATAGTGCTCTCTCAGCAAGTCCTTGAGCGTGGACGTGTGGGCATACTTGCTATATTCCACGTCGAGATCATCAAGCGCCGCCTTCACGTCCTCGCGCCCCATCGCATCCACACCCGTTTGGTGATCAGCTTCCTGAGTAGCCGGCGGTCGCGTTGGCGGTTTCGGTTTCGTCGGTGGTGGGTCGTCCGGCGATGGCTGTAGCGGCGGCCGTGTGGGCGGCTTGGGTGCTGGCGCTGGGGGAGTATCTGCTTGCTTACCCTCGTCAGTCATCGCCCGCTGTGCCAGTTCGATCACCCGTGCCGGATCCGGTGACACGCTGCCCGGGTTGCTCGCCAGAATGCGGAACAAGTCCGGGCGCGCTTCGGCGTCGCGGCGGTCCATCCACATCGGATAGCCCATGCCCCGGCGCGGGTACTTGCGCTTGGTCACCGCGCCAACCTGCGTCATTGGCGAGTACAGCGTCTCAACCAGTACATCGTCCTCACCCGATTCCGGGGGCTTGACCGTTTCCTCATTGCATCCGCAGCCCATTCCGCCAAACCTCCTGTATCGCTCATCAAATAAACGGGCGTGTTGATCAACACGCTTACGAAATGTCTCGTTGTCAACCCGTGTGCGGTTCGTCAGGCTGTGCCCCTTCTCGCGGCGATAGGTCACCAGCCGCTCCGGGCAACGCGCCCCGCACCAGCCATAGCTATGCAGCCTCCGGTAAAAGTCCTCGTCCTCAAGCGTGTCCAGTTCTTCATCGAACCCGCCAGCCGCCCGCCACGCGGCAACGGGCAAGAGTGTCGTCACGATGTGCTCCAGCCCATTCTTTCGTGAGTTCAGGCAGTCCGGCATGGTCTTGCGGTCGCCGTCTAGCATCCAGTCGGTATACACGTACTGACCGCGCTGGTAATGCTGCACCGCTTGCTCCACAAATGCCGGCTCAAGCAGGTCGTCCGCGTCCAGATAGACGACGAACGGTGTTTCAACCTGCCGCGTGCCAACGTTCCGCGCCCAGGCTGCCCCGTTGCCGTCCGTGTCATGGACGACTTCGAGGGCAGTAGGCACGGTTTGCGCGTGGACGCTGGCGACTGCCTCCTCATACACGCCCGTCTCACCGTGGTGGGGTGAGACGGGGATCACAACCGTGGCAATCATGGGTTACGCGCCGCTATACGGATCGTTCAGATAGCGCCCGCCGTTCGCGTAGTACGGCTCACTCGGATACGGGCTACGGCTGTAGCCGTTCGTTAGCTTGTAGTTCACGTTCTCAATGCGTGCCGCCAACCAAGGCGTCCGCATGATGAGACGCGGCTGGGCAGCGAACAGCAACTCGAAACACATGCCCGTCTGTCTTTTGGTCATCGCCCAGAAGCCGGCGTTGCTCGTCCGGTAGTCGTTGCTACCCAGAAGCTGGACAAGCTCTTGGATCTCAGCATTGTTCTGGTCAAAACCGTCAATGAATGTCACCCGCTCGCCGCCGGCAACAATCGGAATGAAGTAGATACTCGTGCTGAACCCTTCGCCGTTCACGGTCTGCTCAATGCCGTCGGCGAGATTCACGCGAATCTGCTTGCCGTTCAGCATCAGATAGCGCTGCTGGCGCATGGTGTCGCGCATCTCGATAGCCGTTTCAGCATTGATGTTCACACGTTCACCGTTAGCGCTGGTGACCGTGTTGCCGTCGGTGAGGTAACTGCTCGGCCAGATTGCCGTTAGCGCGTAGAACAGGTCTGGGCGCATCCCCAGTTCGATCTGTGCCGGATCAAGCTCGTTACGCTCCGCCAGTTGCGTCAGGCGATATTCGATGTTGGACATCAGGTCAACGATGCCGTTGCCGCCCACCGTCGCATCTGCGTTCGCAAAGTCCGTGACGATGCTGTCCGCCGCCGGAATCGCATTCCCAGTCTCAACGTCGGTATAGCCCGTCTTGATCAGCCGGTCAAAGCCATCAAACTCTTTGATGAAGCCTTTCTCGGCACTCGCGCCCGTCACGCCAACATTGCCCGTGTACAGCACACGCTCCATCTTGCGCATGGCTGTAATCGCAAAACGGTAAATGAAGCCGCCGGTTGTTGTGTTGACATCGGGTGCGCCCAAAACTTCCGGGATAACCCCCGATTGTGCCGCGACATTGTTCAGCAGCCGCCGATTCACGTCAGCGTAGTCGACACGACCCCCTTCCTTGTTCAGGGTGATCTTTTCCGTGCCCATAAAGAACTCGCCGAAGCTGGCGCGCGTCGTGCCGACCTTCGCCACCCCAGACGTTACGGGCGTCCCACAGTAGCTCGTTGGGTTGGTCCCGCTCGCATCATCCACACCTGTGATGATGTCGTATTCCAGTTTGCTGATGACATCCGTCCCAGCATACAGGCGAGCGAACAAGCCGCGCACAACGCTTGGTACTGCGCTGTACATGTCCGGTGCAGAGCCTGGACGACTGAATAAGCCGCCGGCATTCGGGAACTCATCGCTGATGCCGTGCATCGGCTGGATGAACCCGCTCTGCGTGGTGTCGTTCTTCGCGCCCATCACTTCGATGATGGCCTGTGCCTGCTCGTCGGTATATTCCTTACCGTTTACGTTGATCGCCATGGTTACAGATTCCCTCCACGGGCGAAGTCCCAGAAGGAATCCCCGCCGCTATTCTCTTTGTCTTTGATCTTGCCCTTCTCGTCGGCGGCCTCGCCGTCTGGGATGACCGTGCTGTCCGAGCGAGAAGCCGGCGGCGTCAACGCCATTTCGTTGCGCAGCGCTTTATTCTCCGCCTCTAGCGCGTCCATCTTGGACTCAACGTCCGTCCGCCACGCGCCAATTGCCTGCGTCATGTCCTTCACCATGCCCATGACCTCGGCTTGTGCCTTCACCAGTTCCGGCAGCAGCGCCTCGCTGCCGCTGGGCGTGTTGCCCTCGTCGGCATCCTTCGCGCCCTCGTCCGGCGTCGGGTCATCCTCCGCGTGGGGAAAAGCCTTAAACGCCGCCTGTGCGTCCTCCAGCGCCTTGCCCGCGTTGTCGAGGTCGTTGAGTATCCCATCTGCCGCATCCTCGCCAAACACGTTGGCTAAGTAACGCCGCTTATTATCATCTAACGTCATACTGCGCACTCCCTGTAATGTCGTGTATCGGTTTGCTTCTGCCCCGCGCGGGAGCAGGCTGATCTCAAACGTGTTGAATTGGTTGTAGTACTTGCCGTCAAAGCCCCACACCGGGAACGTGAATCCGTGCGAGACGGACGTCTTGCCAGCATGCCGCTCGTAGTAGTCCCGCGCCTTGCGGGCTTTCTCCGTGTCATCAAACGTGCCGCCGGCGAGGACAAAGTGACCATGCCGCCCGACCCACTTGGCTTTACCGATCTTCGTTTCCGGACCCGCGTGATGCACCCACAAATCGGGTGGCTCCACGATGCCCGTATCCACCCGCGTGATGTAGTCGTCGATGGCCTTCTGTGTGAAGATTTCGCCCTCACGATCCTCGAAGTTATTCGACCACACAATCACCCACTGATTCCCGTTAACCTTCAGCCGCGTTTCCTGCGGCGGGGCATCGCGGGAATACCACGAGGTGACCGTGTCCCGCACACCGGCAACGGTGTCCTTTACCCGTCCCACAATGCCGCGCTCGCCGGTGTCCTCGTCCATGTCCGTCATGGTCATCTCGTCCTCGTCCATATCCGCCTCATCTTCCATACTGTCGTCTTGCTCAGGCTGCTCGTTGAGGCTGACCGTGGTCACGACCTCGTATTCCCCACGTGCATAATGAAAGGTATCTGCAAGCAGCATGACCGGTTCAAACGCGATCATCGGCACATCAACCCCCGTCACCGGCAGATAAGCGAGCGTGATGTGCGGCTGATAAACTTCCGGCCGGCTAAAATCACTGCGCTCAAATCCGTTAAATGATTCATAAATCTCTTTTTGCAGCGCGTCGAGTTCCGGCGTGTGGTCAACAGCCAGCACTAGCGCCCGCGATGTTGGGTTGTTAAACAGGCTCAGGCTGCCGGCACGGATATTTAAGGCGGTCGCGTCTGGCAGTGCCACACGGTCTAACCCCTCTGGTGAGATGTCTTTGACATACACGAGGGTGATATGGAACGTGTCCGGGTCTTGCCACTCAATCCCCTCAACGCCCTGAATTAATTCTTTCAGTTGCTGCTGGATGGATATAAGTTCTTCACGGCCCGCTAGGTCAATATAGACATAGACCGCCTCCTCCAGCGCCTTGCCGCCTGGCTGTTCCACAATCGTGGTCATGTGTCCTCCAAAAATAAAACCGCCTCGATGGGCGGTATGTGCTATGCAGCGTGCGAGTGATCGTGTTCCTTCGCGTTCCGGGCAATCGCGCCCGTCCCTGGCAACGTGCCAAACGCGGGTAAGTCCGTCGGCAGCAGTCGATGCTCACACCGCCACCCGCCGCAGGCGAAGTTCTCCGTATCCTCCCCCGGACGCAGCCGGCGACGCGCCCACGTACGGAAGCGATGCCGTTGCCCCTTCAAGGTTGTACACGTCCAGCAGCTCTCCTCGCCGTCCGGCCCGCCGAACTCGTACATACCGTTTTTGTCCGCACTCAGTCGCCCGGCGTCGAAGAACGGGAGAATGCTCTTGCGCCACCACATCTCCGGCTTGGTAGCCGCTTCAGCGTCGCTGATACCGTCCTCGTACACCCGATCCAGGAAGTTTGTCACGTACCCGGACTGCTCCGCGAGGATCTCCGCGTATCGCTCCGCGTCCTCGCCTTCGAGGGCGGTCGCCGTTACGCCGCCCTCCTCAAGCCCGTCAATCATGGCTTGCCGGCCGGCGTTGCTGATTTCGTTTCTCAGGATAATGCCTGCCCGTGTGCGGCTGATGTTCCCCGCCCGCGCTTCTGCGAGCACGTCCTCAAATGCTATTTCAAAGTCCAAGCGCGTTGCCTGGATGGCCTTATCGGCCGCCCGCTGACCGGTCTGCGCGTCAGTCTCGTCCACGACCTGCTCGGTGTCCGTGTCGGTATCCGTCACCTCAGTTTCATCAATCGGTGGCGGCGCATCGTCCGGCTTCACTTCGTCGTCGGGTAACTCCACGATTTCCCCGTCCGCGTTGGTCACCACGTCGCGCAACTCGCCGGACTGTGCTGCCGTATATGCCCGCGCTTCGGCTCGCGTCCACAGCCCATCCCGCACCATCTTAAGCGCCGTCTCCGCAATAATGCCGTCCCGCTCAGCCCGCTGCTTATCCTTTTCCTCGTCCTTAAACTCAAACGAGAAGTTCAGCGCCGGCGGTAGCACATGCATGTTTAGCACGCGCTCCAACAGTTGCAGGATGTCGCCGAACGCCATGCCGCGCGCCTTCTCGAACAAGATCTCGCTTTGCGTTGCCGTGCCAGCCATCTTGCCTGACAGCGGCCAGATGTCTTGCCGGTCAATACCGAACGCCGCCGCGAATGCATTCACCGCGATCTCCATGTACTCGGTAAGGTCAAAGCCGTCGGGGGCGTTCTGGAAGCCGACGATGGAACCGCTAATCGCTTCCGAGTTAGCCCCGCCGCCGTTCAAAACCATCGGCCCCTTATAGTTCTGGTTGCGACGGCGTAGCTTGTATTCTTCCCACGCACGCTCCCAAGATGACCCGTTAATGCCGCTGTTGTAAAGGATTCCGCTGGGGGGTTGGTCGGCGGTTTGCTCGGTGACATACTGCTGCGTGTTCTTCTGCATCTCCATGATGGAGACTGCCCGGCTCAGCGCCGATAGTCCGCAGCCGTGCACCAGCTCATCCCCGTCCGGCATGTCCACCAGCCGGACAACCCGCGTATGGTGCAGGCGGTGTAGCTTGCCTGTGCGCCGGCTGTAGTAAATCACCGGGTACTCCAGGTTGCCCGTTGGCACGCAGCGCAGACTGTCCAGGTGAGCAAGCCCCGTCACCCCGCCCCGGATGGGTTGGTCTGCCGCCCCCGGTCCGATGACCTCGATGTACGCGCCATAGTCACACGTCAGGAAGTCAAGCATCACCTGGGCGAGGAAGTCCGACCAGCCCGCGCCAAAGTTCGCGTTTTGTAGCACGCGCTGGTAGCGCTTGGTTAGGTTGCGCCCGCCTTTGAGTTGCCAGGGCGTTTGACGGATGCGCTTTGTCAGCGCCGCCACCGCACTTTGGGCCACCCACGCGAACTCGTTTCGGTACTTCTTGCGTAACTCGCGGTCACGCTTGTGCGTACCCCAGTTGGGCAATAGCTCGGATGTTGTCGGCTCATAGAATAGGAAGGACGCGCCTAAACTGGTTTCCGGTTCTTGCTCTTGAACCGACTGTTCAATTGTTGTTTTGACTTCGTCCGTGTTAAATCCCATGATGCCCCTTTAATCCATAAATGAGTGGCTTGCCACGCCCTGCTGCGATAACGATGTAACTGCCCACACGAGCGCGTCCAGGCGGTCAGGCGAGTTCGGGTCACCCTGTACCCATGTCGCCTGCTGGTCTTCTAGCTCGGCGAATGCGCCAACGTGATGCGCCCGGTGCTGCTCGTAAAGCATGGAGACCGGCTCCGCCCGCGTGTACTTACCGCGTGTTGCCCGGACTGTGCGAACCGCCGGCACAGACGGACGACCGGCCGCCGCCGTACGAATGATAGATTCAACCAGGTCACCGCCGTTATTCACCTCGGCAACAATCGAATCGGCGTCGTGTCGCTCATACGCCGAAATAGCCGCAAGCGCCCACTTCTCCGGCGAATCATTAACCGAGGCGTCCTCAATTACATACACATGTCCATCAATCGCGCGACCGACGACGATAATCCCGGTCTCGTCGCTTTCGCTACTGGACGTCACTGCCGGATCAACACCGACAACCACCTTCTCAAACACGTTCGGCGCACGACTTACGCGAGTGGTGTCGAGTAAGTCCAGTGTCCACAGCGCCCCCGGCGTATCCGTGAGCAGTTTGCCGGCTAGCTCCTGCTTGCCTAAGCGCGTCCCCTCGTATTTGCTCAGCAGTTTTTTGAGTGCCCGCTTGGCAAGGTTGGCCGCGTTCTCCATCGTGTGACCCTCGGTCACAATGACGCCATCCTCGGCGAGCAGATCACGCATGAACTTGGTCGGACGTGGGGTGGTCGTCCCGATCACAATCGGATGTGTCCCCAGGCGCAGCCCAAATTGCAGGTTGTCCCACGTTTCGGAGTATCGCCACGAGGCAACCTCGTCACACCATGCCGCGTCATGCTGCGGCCCGCGTAACTGGTCGGGCTTGTCCGCGCTGTACGTCGTTGCGATTGCGCCGTTATGAAATGTGATTCGGCGCTTGCTGGGTTCGTAGACCGGTTTTTGGTGCGGCGGGAAGATATTCAACAGCCCGCTCTCACCTTCGACCATCACGTCGCGGGCGTCCGCCGCCGTGCGGGCAACCAGTGCAATCCGTCGGTAGCCGTTGTCCACGAGCTTCCGAACACCTTCCGCGCCGGATCGCGTCTTACCCCACCCGCGCCCGGTGATAAGAAACCAGGTGTCCCAATCACCCAGCGCCGGCATAAGCTGCTTTGGTCGGGCGATAAACGACCAGTCATAAAGCAGCGCTAAGCACTCCTCGTCACTCAGGGAATCAAGTATCGCTTCCTGTTCCGTCGCTGTCAGCGCGGCTAGCGATGAGGCGTGCAAGTCGTTCGCGGGCATCGTTAACATTGACATCAGCTCGTGTAGTTGGCTTGCCTTCTAACAATTGAAGTTTGTCGAACATGATGCCGAACGCCCGCACCAGATCTTTATAGTCCGCTTCGTCGCGGGTTGCGCTCATCTGCGGAATAATCGCCTTGAGTTCGTTCTGGATCGCCTGCCGCAGGTCGAGTTCTTTTTGTCGAACAATTTTGGTAGGCGGCGGGTTGCTCTTTTTCTTGTACCACCGCCGCAATGTATTCGTCGGAATATCCAGCGCCGCCGAGACGCTTTTCAGTGCCCCCGGCTTGCCTTCCCCGTATCCTGCCGCCGTGAGTTGAGCCACAGCGGCAGCCCGTTCTTCATCGCTGTAGCGTGCCATGGTCGCCTCCACCGTGAATCAAAAACGCCGGGCGTTACCCGGCGGTTGCATATTCTCGCTCCTCGCGCTGGTCTGCGCTCAGAAATCTGTTTTATCTCTACACCTACTATTATACCATGCCGCGCCAAAAGTCCGTCAGCGATACTTCCGCCGCCGATACGCCGCACTTCGGCACGTCTGGCACCGGCTGCGCCGACCGTCCGTGCGCCGACTATCCTCGTGGAAGTAGTGCAGCGGTTTTTCCTTGCCACACTCCGAGCAGAACTTCATGTCCTTGCGCGGCTCCCGATTGTAGCTGCCGTCGTCCTCGTCCCCCGCCTCGTACCACGCCCACGGGCGTACACTCGATGTATAGCCGAGGATGATGTTACGCAGCGCCTCGTACTCCGGCGGACGGCGGACGCTTGCCCGCTGCTGCTCGTCGCTGAGTGCCACCAGCGCATAGGATGTCCGCAAGTTGGGGTTCTCGCAGCCGTAGTCATAGCCGTGATACGTCGCGTCATGCGTGACCAGCTCATAGTCCGGGTCGCCGGGGCGCAGCCCGCACGCGGCCTCGCGGTCATCCCCGCCAGCATCCACCCGCCCAACAGCCTCGTCCAGGTACGCCTCCCACAGGGAGAGATCGTCACTGGTTGTCGGGGGGACTGCCTGGGCTGGGGTAGGTGGCGCTAGCATTGGGGAATCAACCGTTTACCGATAAGGACGATGCTCCGCTGCATCGTGACCACAGTATACCACCCGATTAGAACATATTTACGTCACATTTTCCGGGCATACCGACGGCGACGGGCGACATTACGGCACTGGCGGCAGTGCGAGTGCAGCCCGTTGCGCTTGCGGGCGTCCGGGGAGAACGCCATCGCCGGCTTGCGTTGCCGACAGCACGTACATTGCACGCGCCGCTGCGGACGGTAGCGGGCGGTGCTAAACCGGTAATCCGTCAGTGGGGTGAGCATTACAGATCGCTTTCGTCTTGTTCCATATGTGCTAATTATAGCACAGTGACTCGTTAGGTGCCGGCGCGTGCCGTTGCCGTCGCGCGAGCGGAATTAAACGCCGGCCGGGGCATCACGTACTCGTTATCAATCAGGCACTGCTCAAACTGGGCTTCGAGTTCCCCCTTCTGGGTTTCCCCGTAGCAGTAACGCAGCTCCGCTTCATATCGCCCCGTTGCCTCTCCGTCAACAGCAATTCGACAGGCCGCAAAGATGTCATTTTCATAGGTGGTTCCCTCAATATCATCTCGGTAAACATCCCTGCACAATCGTGACAGATCACCCTCAACGCCGATTTCGTATCCTACCGGATCAGCGATAAAAACCGCCCAACCCAAATAAGCCAAAAATAAAACTACGAACCCCACAATACCCCAGACAACCACATTAAGCACGCTTTGCACCCACCCACGACGAGGCGCAACCTCATCCAGCTTCGACTCCCACTTTCGCGCCGTGGGGTGATCGACCTTGGCTAGAATCCGTCGCGCCTTATCGTACTGCTTATTTTTGATGTAGTGTTTTGCGCGTTGCATTGCCTGCTTGGTATTCATGGCTCCCTCGCCCGCTGCTCACGTCTTTGGGAGCCATTGTACTATGTCATGCTCTCTCACGCACCAGCGGCCGCCACTCTCCGCGACCCTCCCGGCGGCGATCGGCCAGCTCGTCCCGCCCTTCCCGGCGCGGATGCAACTCGTAATCAATGACCTCCTGCTGCTCCCACGCCGGCATTGCCCGCCACTGACGCAACGGCACGCCCCAGCGGTTCTTCGGTGCCGGCCGACTAACCAGGTAATGCCCGTCCAGGCGGTGACGCTCCCACCGCCCAATGTCCGACAGCCGGTTCACGCGGCACCTCCTGCCTGCTGCTGCTCGACCCATTCCTCGCGCTCGATATACTCGCCATCCTGCGTCCATGCGCCGAGAATACGCGAGAAGCGCGTGTCTTTCGTCTTGAGCGTGACATCAACCTTGATTGATGTGAAGCCCGGCTTGCTCCACCGCGACGTATCCACCCCGCACGCCTTACGCAAAAACATGATGTCCTCGCCATACAAGGTGACCTTGATTTCATCGGAAATGGCATGATGTTTTGCGAGTGCTTTGTACTCGGTCATGCCGCCGCCTTTACGGACTTTGAACAACTCAACCGGTTCGCTGTGCAACTGCGCCAGGTCGTACTTCATACTGCCAGCCGGATTGCGCCGCTGCTTGCGCCGTCCGATTCCGCCGGGCTTGCTTGTGTCCGCAAACGGCGATTGATTCGCCCGCGCACCGAACACCCCGCGTTGCGTCTGTGGGGTGCTTGGGGCGGGCGCTACGCTTTTCCCTGGTTGCCCTCATCCGTCGACGTCTCTAGCTCCGGGGGTGGGGTGTCGTCCGGGCTGGGCGTCTTGTCGGCATCCCGCTTCGCCTTGTCCACCTTGGCGCTCTTGGACAGTATCGAATCCAATACCTCATGCGGCTGGCGCGGGTCGTCATCCTCGCCGGCGTCCGCGTTCTGCTCGTCCAGCACGAACTTCCATGCAGCGATGGCGTTTGCCGGCTCAATCTGGCGCATGTCCATCGTGCCGCATGCCTCTTGCAGCCGGTCTTTGAGTTCGTCAAGCAGTTCCTGCTTTGCAGCCGCCTTGTATAGTCGTCCGCCATCAAACACACCATCCTTAAAGAAGGGGGCGGCGAATGCTTGGTCAGCGTCGTCAATCGTGCTGAGTGTCGCGGACGGCTTTTCGCTTGCCTCATCGTTACCGCCGCCGGCGTTGTCGTCGTTGTCGTCGTTGTTGGTGCTGCTGGGCGATGCAGCGTTGTCGCCGCTCGCCAGCCACTTCCGGAGCTTCACCATTGCAGCACGTTCTTCTTGCGCCTTGGTTTTCGCCATGTCTACATAAATATCCGGGCTGCGCTTCAGATACGCTCCCACGCCGAACAAACGAGCTGTACGCTTCAGCGCGTCCGTGGCTGCGCCCTTCTCTGCGTTCTCGTCCTCGTGGTTGCTATCCGTGCCCACCCCCTGCCGACTCACGCCGCGCACGGTCAGCGTGGCATACACGGCGTAGTGATCCGAACGGCACACCACATTGTCAATTGTGAACGTCCAGCCGGGATCCACCTGGGATAGGCGCAGGTTGATTGCTTCTTCACCAACATACGGTAGGAATAGCTGATAACCCTTTTCCTTTTTCTTTCCGTAGCTGAGCTGCGGCTTCACCTCGTGCTCGTCTGGCTCGAAGCGAGCGGTGAGCGTCGCCACGTCCGCATGGGTAAGGGTTTTCGGTGCGGTCGCGTTCGTCATGACTGCACCGCCTTTCCGTGGGTGGGGTGGTCGGATTCTTGCAGCGCGTCGAACCACGCCTCACTTTTTTGGAAGTCCGCGATCTCGTTTTCTGGCATGATGGTTACGTCGCCGGTCATCGCCAGCGTAACACGGGCAGCCGTCATGTCCACGTCGCCGATTGTGACCGGCATGACGTCCAGCACCACGCCTTGGCGCCGCCACGACAGGTTACTGAAAACGTAGTCGCCGGGTTCGATCACGTCGTAGCCTTCGGGGTGGTCGGCTTCCGGTTTGTTCCCGGCGTCCGTGCGTGGTATACTTTGGTTCGAGGCATTAGAGATGGCCATCGAAGATGTTCCTCCTACCCCCTTCGCCGGGAAGATTTGCGATCAAGCGGCGTGAGGGGGTTTTTGTTTGTTGACTTCACAACAATTTTACAGCATATTTCGCCCTATGTCAAACTCTTTGTTCGATTAGTGGCTTTAGTTTCTTGACAAGTCACTACATCAGATATACTATTGTACTGAATAGAAAGGAGTTATATGCCGAAGCGTACCATCATCAACTTGCGCACCCTAGTTGCCCAGAAAGGGCTTAAGGATTACAACGAGGGGCGGCGAGATAAAACACGGTACACATATGAGGAAATCGCAGAGGCCGCCGACGTCGGCATGTCAACTGTCACATCCATGATGAATGACAGAAACAGCCGCGTTGACATCCCCGTCATTGACAAGTTGCTAGATTGGCTTGGCGATGATGTGGATTGGGGCGACCTAATGAAACGGGTAGAGGTCGAGAGTACGGAAGGCTCCGATGAAGAATCGGGGCAAATAAAAACCCCGCTCGCCGCCGCCGGTTAAACGATAGCGAGTGGGGTGAAATCGAACTCCGAAAACGGTGTACCAGCACCGCCCACGGCAGCTTAACAACTGAAGCCGACTCACGCCGATTTTTTCAGTTGCGTGCTTATGACCCCGGTAGGACTCGAACCTACAACCAGCGGATTAAAAGTCCTTTGGGTGTAGCGAGCCACATTTACTCTAGGTCATGACCGCGCAGGATACTATCCAGCACCCCAACCTCGGAGTGCAATTCCTGCAATTCATCCTCATCAAAGACAGCGTAATACTGGTGCGTGGTCTTTATATCACTGTGGCCCAACAGCCGCGACAATACCGATATATCCCCACCGGCACGCAAAAACTGACGCGAGAATGAATTCCGGAATCGCTGCGGGCTGATCCGCGACCGGACGCCGGCCCGGGCTTTCATCCGTTTAATCATCTGGTTAAAACCCGATTCCTTTAACGGCTTGCCAGTCCGGACACTTGTAAACACCGTCCGCGAGCCACTCTCTCGCACCGCCAGCCACTGGCGAATGTGCTGAGCAGTATAGTAACTGAAGAAAACCGCCCGCGTTTTATCCCCCTTCTCGGTGACCCTCGCCATTTTGCGGCGCAAGTCTATATCATCCAACGTCAACCCCACTGCCCCACCCCGGCGGCAGCCGGTGTCGACAAACCATAGGATGATCGCCTTGTTTCGCACCGCTTCAATCTGGTCATCCATCTGATTACAAGCATGAAGTAAACGGATGATGTCCCTGTGGGGGACTCCGGACGGCTTAATCTCTGGTAGTTTTGGCCGGCGCAAGCCTCGCATTGGCGAGCGCTCAATAAAGCCACAGTCTTCACAAAAGCGCCAAAAGACGCGCAGATGGCGATCATGCTTCCCCACCGTGTGCGGCGATAGCTCCCCTCGCTTATTCCGCTGCCACAGCTTGCCCATGTACCCGCGCATTACCGATACATCCACATTCACCAAGCGCGGATCCCCCTGATCCCGACCGAACGCATTCAGTACCTCTTTATACGTGCGAATCGTTTCGTCGCTCAGGTTCCCCACTTCGCAATCTAGTATGAACTCGTCTACTGCCTCATCAAACGTTACCGATTCCATAGTCAACTTTTAGTCTACGAATCAATAAAGGGAATTGTATGTCACAAAGACAACCCCAACAAATGCCCGAAGCCTTCCCGCAGTACCAGTACGACTACATATTCGAACTCCTGGACACCGCCTTTTCGAAACTCAACGAGAAGGTGCAGCAGGGCTGGGAGCCACAGGACTACCTGATGGACCGTCACGAAAATAGGCCGTACGTGCTAATCCCGCTTCGCAAGGAATGCCCGCCGTTCCGGGCAGAAACCGACGCGCTCAACCACCTGCAATGGATCACCATCAACATCGACGACGACACCGACGGCGGCAACCCCGCACCGGCCCCACAGCCCGAACCGACCACCCCACCAGAAGAAACACCCCCCACGGTACCCGTCAGCCGTGCCGTTGTCGTGTACGTGCACAACAACGACCCCCGCCCAACGCCGGTCGCCCCCACGCCGCCACCGCCAAAGCAACAACTCGCTGACGACGTACAGCGCCGGCGCACCGGAGCGCTCATCCAGTACTACGACGAAGACCTCGGTATCTGGAAAGTTGACCCAGCCGCCAACGAGGCAGACGCGCTTAACAGTTCGTTCTTGCGCGACAACCCCCTGCACATCCCCAACCTGGAGGTCACCCATGCCTAACAACCACGACACCCCGCCGGACGATGAAGCAATGGACATTCACGACCTCGTTCCCGCGGATGACGACGAGGCTCTCATGGAGGTCTACGACATCGACCTCACTGAAGGCGTACAAGAACGTCGCCGTAAGATCAACGCGCACATCCAGCACGTTATGAACCTGATCGACGATGTGCAGCGTGGCGATGCAACCGACCCCCTAGCGGCACTCAGCGAGGCCGCCAACATCACCAACGGCGGCGGGCAGGCTTGGCTAGCGGATGTCGAGGCACTGCACACCACGCTCATGTATGCGCGGTCTACGCGCTACAAGTTGCAAGAGGCATTTAAGCAACTGACCGACCTGCAAGATGCAATCGCCAAAATCGACACCGATCATCCACTCGTCAAGCGGATCGACGAGGTACTCCGCGAATATCACGAGATGGACTTCGATCTGAACTTAACAGCGGATATCGAGAACACGTGGAATGGTATGACCAAGTCCGCCGCCTTTGGCATCTTGTCGGCGCTGCAAGGGGAGCCGGTCGGACACCGCAACGCGGAGAGCGTCGCCTACTGGCTCCGCCACATCGCCAAGCGAGTCGAAGCACGGCAGGAGCAAGCATCGTGACCAACACCGTCATCGTCGTGTACCACGACAACCACGACAACCTACACCTGACGCGCACCACCGAACGCGACGCGTTCAACATCGTCAAGGAAGCGCAGGCGAACGGAATCACAACGGAGTACATCGCAAACGGCGACGTGCTGCTCATGCGCGACGATCGCACACCGAACGCCACCGCCGAACTCCAGCGCTGCTACTACGACGCCGCGCAAATGTTCGGACGCCGGCTGCAATGCGGTCAAAGCATCATGCTCGGCAAACGGATTAGGGCAGCAGAAGACGCATTATGACCAGTGAAGTGACCCCAAAATAAAAAGGCGGGGTAGCCGCGCAAACGACTACCCCGCGGGTCACATTCAACGTCCGTCTCACATGACCGGCAACTACGGTAACACCTAACCAAGTTAATAGACAACCAACTATCGAAAGGAATCACGTCATGACCAAGACAATCATCGTCGCAAACCGCAAGGGGGGCGTAGGAAAAACCACCGTCGCCACCCACCTCGCCGCCGGGATGGCCTTGCTGGGGCTGCGTGTTGGCATCGTAGACACCGACTCGCAGGGGCACAGCGCGAAAGCGTTCGGTATGCCCAAGGAAAACGGGCTGTTCAACATCATGGTGAACTACGAAACCACGTTCGCCGATGTAATGCGTCAGGTACCCCTAGAGCGTTACGCCGTCCCCGGCTGGGACGGACTGGAATCGACACTATTCCTACTGCCCAGCCATAAGAAAACGTCCCGCATCCCGCTTGACGAACCCTCCCCATTCCGTTTTCGCAGAATCCTGAAGGATATGGCGCAACTGCTGGAGCTTGATTACATCGTCGTAGACACCGGCCCCACCAATAGCATGTTTGACGGCTCAATCATGATTGCCGCGGACTACTACCTGTACATTACCGAGTGCTCTGCATTGAGCTTTGACGGGCTTGTTGATGCATTAGAGGAGTTGGACGAAATCAACAAGCAAGTTGAGGACTTCCGGGAATCACCGATTGAGATCCTCGGTATTCAAGCGAATAAACTTCGTGCCAATACGAGCAATCACCGCGACAACATTAAGCAGCTAGCCGGGCAGTTTGAAAAAGGGGTTGTCTGGCATCCAGTCACACTTCGCACCGTGTGGGAACAGGCTATGGAGTACGGTCAGCTCGTTTATAGCTACGCGCCTTATGGCGAGGAATTTCGGCAGGCGTTCAAGGTCGTGGACTGGGCGCTTAAGCGGCTCGGTGAAGTTGAATCCGATAGCACATTTATCAAAGAACTGATGGAGGTTAAAGATGCCAGTTAAGAACCCGCTCGGAGACAAACAGAACGCTTTCAATCGGAACAACGTAAGCCACGAAGACGTAAACCCGCACCTCGTAGACGGACTACGCCAGCGCGAAGGGACGCCCATCGTCGCCCGCCCGCTGCCCATCATGCAAATCATCCCCGACCGCGTACAGCCGCGGCGGGTGCTGCCTCGTGACCTGCTCATGTCCTGGAACGGCGAACCCGAACAAATTATGGACTTGCTCATGCTCTGGCATCAGCAACTACAACGAGACGACGACGCCGTCCCAGACCTGCGAGGCATCATGCTAGGCGAGACGGAGATGGACTTGTCGGAAGATCACCCCGCTCACAAGCTCATACGCCTAGCATTACTGGCGGGAGACATTCACCAGCACGGATTAGACAACCCTATCACCGTTTACAGGAAGGGTGACGGTGAGTTTATGGTCATCGCCGGTGAGCGCCGCTTGCTAGCGCATCACCTGCTAACCATGCTGGTTGATGATTCCAAGTATAAGAAAATACCCGCCACGATTGAGGAGGAACGCAACGTCTGGCGGCAAGCAGCCGAGAACAACGCCCGTGACGATCTCAACGCCATCAGCAAGGCGCGGCAACTTGCCCTGCTCATGATCGAGCTGTATAAGGACGACGAGCAATTTCTGTCTTATGACGAGGCGGTAACGGACTGTGACCGCGCATACTATGCCCAGGTTGCCAACGGCTACAAGTACAGCCACAAGAAAGACGGCGACGGCTCCAAGGTGCTAACCGGCATGGGCTTAACCAGCCCGCGCATGATCAGCGCCTACCGCGCTCTGCTATCAATCCCGGACGCCCTCTGGATGCGTGCGGATGACGAGAACTGGGCAGAGGGAGCCATCCGCGCCTATAACAAAGCCTTGGACAAACTGTTTAATGAGGGCTATAAGAGCCTTGCCGAGGCTGCTCTAGACGAAGAATGGAGCATTCAGGCGCTCGAAAACACGGTCGAGGAGTACGTTAAGGACGAGGAGAGTTTACCAATTGGTAAACTCGACACCCCTCAAACCGCCGACCGCACCCCCACCCCCACCCACACCCCGGACACCCGCACCGAACACATCCCCAGCGACGACACCCGGCAGCGCCCGCCCGCACCACAGTACACAAACCGCAACTTTGCCACCGGTGACCGCGTCTACCACACCCGACACGGGCTGGCACGCATCGACCGGGTGGAAGACCACGCCCACGTCGCAATCCGAACGGAGGACACCAACAGCCTGCTCCGTAACATCCACGAATCGACAATCGAACCCGCGGCCGAGGACGCGCAAGACGCAGGGAGCGCCACCCCACAGGATCCACTCACGCACCCGCCGGCCGCCTATCACTGCCCCTACAACATCGGCGACTGGCTCGCACTGGAAAGCAAGCCCGCACGCCCCGGCAAAGTTGTCCATATCAAAGACGAACAAAACCCGCCAATTGTGACCGTCCAAATGGCGGACAACGGCCAGCAAGTTTCGGCGCTGCTGGGCGCATGGCAACGCTCCGCCCCAGCCATCCCCAAGCCCCAGCCGCAACCGACGCCGGCAGCCGCCATCAACGACCTGCCGCATGATCTAGGCACAGAGCTTGCCGACGCACTCAGCGTCATTGAAACGATGATAGACATTCACCAACGCTGGATGCCGGACGAGGACTACAGCGACGTAAGAGACGCGCTACAGTTGCTCCGCACCGGCACACTAGAAGAAATTCACAAACGGACACCGGAAGAACTCGACGGCAGCATAGATTTACTCTCCGCCATGCTGGGGCACATGCACGACGCGTTCCAGCACCGGCTCGGAGACGCATTCCACGCGCTAAACGACCGCCGCGATAGCTAGTGAGAAGATGCCTTATGACCAGTAAACACATCCAGACTCGCTACGAGTACGCCCCGGACGGCAGCATCGCCGCTGTCGTCCGGGTAAACCGGTGCAAGCAAACCGCCACGCACATCACGCTACTGGATGACTGCACCGCCGTGATCCGGCGCGGCGTCGTCCACAACGGCACCATCTACCTCAACCCGCACAGCCAACTCGCCGTCACCGGCATGCTCGCCATGAGCGGGCACGGTGACGCACGCGGGCAGCGCATGTCCAAGCACCGCCTCATCCGCAACGGGCAACTGGACACGTACCGTCTACACAAAATACTCCGCAATCTGCACAGAATGGGGATGTAACCATGATTAACATCAACCGCGCCGAGAAGACCGAGAACTACACCATCATCAGCAACGCCGTCCTGCAAAACGCCGACCTTTCCCTGGAGGCACGCGGGGCACTCTGCTCGCTGATCTCCCTGCCCACGGACTGGATCATCATCAAGAAGCACCTGCGCCGCATGTTTAACTGCGGCATGGACAAGATCAACAGCGTCTTTGACGAACTCAAGGACGCCGGCTATCTCATCCAGGTCATGGACGCCGACGGCAAACCCGCCGTCCAACGCGACGAAAACGGGCGCTTCCTGGGTCACATCTACAAGGTATACGAGAACCCCGCAGACGCCCCGGCGACCAGCACCCCACCCCAGGCATCCCCGCCGGAGCAGTCGGCAGCGGCGCAATCTTGCGGCTTCCGTCGACGGGTTACCGGGGGGCGGTTTACCCGTGCCGGTGCAACCAGGGGCGGTTCACCCGCTACGGCAAACCCGCAACTACAAAGTACTTATAAAGCAACAAAGAACACAAAGGACAAAGAACACAGAGAACAAAACAAACAAACAAACAAACACGCGGCCGGCATCACCCCACCGGCAGCACAGCGGGGTGATGATGATGTTGGTGAGTCTTTGGCAGATTCGGGGGAGTTCGATTTGGGGGACATCCCCGACCGGGAAGGGATCGACGCGGTACAGGTTGTAAAAGAGGGCCGGGAAGGCTACGAGCAGACCAAGCACCTGCTCCGCCTGTGGGGTAGATTCACCCCCCGCAACGATCTGGCGCAATACAAGCCGGAGCGTGTCGCCGGCTGGATGATGCACGTCGCCGAGTGCAAAGCTAAGCCCAATCACGGCATCCGCAACGAACACGGACTACTGGCCAGCTACATCACCGGCACAGAAACCCCTCCCCCCAGTTCCGCAACACCCCCCTCCCCGGAGTACGGGTGGCTGTGGGACGAGGCGACCGACCTGGGCATCATCACCCCGCCCGACGACGAGCAGCCCACGCCGGCACACAACACCCTGCCCGCATGGATGCAACGTAAACCCCAACCTGCCGGCGACCTGCCCGCACACGTCACCGACACGATCACGGTGTGCAAGTCACTGCTAGAGGCGGAGTATGACCTGGCAACCTACAACACCTATCTCCGCGACGTGCAATGCGCCGCCTACGACGAGGCAACCCACACCTACACGCTAACGACCAGCCGCACCACATCACACGACATGCTGGAGCAGCGACTGCACACGAAGATCGAACGCACCCTCAGCACCGTCGCCGGCCACCCCGTCACGGTGACCTGGCAACGCTGGCAGGACGCCATCACCGACACCAAGCAACCCGCAGCCATCGCCTAGGAGCAACCCATGACCACCCAACCCCTCGCCGGTCTCTTGCCGGCACGGACAAAGACAAACGGCACATACGCTCCCGGAACCGCCGTCGGATTTTTTGGAACGCCCCCGCTGCGCTGGATCGGCAGCAAGTGGATCCTCGCCGAACGGATCATCAACCAGTTTCCGCCGCACCGGATTTACGTCGAACCGTTCTGCGGTAGCGCGGCTATCTTCTTTCGCAAGCAACGGTCACCGGTTGAAGTCCTCAACGATCTGGACGAGAACCTGGTGAATTTCTTCCGCGTCATGCGCGAGCAACCCGACGAGCTGTTGTATCAAATCAAGTGGACACCCTACAGCGAGGTGGAATACACCCTCGCCTTTGAACCTACAGACGATCCTATTGAACGCGCCCGGCGGTTTTACGTTGCCCTGTGGCAATCCTTCGGCGGGCTGCAGAAGTACCCCAGCGGCTGGCGACGCCAGCTCCGTGCCGATATGCGAACTCCGGCGGTCGATACCTGGCGGCGCATGGATGGGCTAGAGCTAGCACGTGAGCGCCTCATGGACGCGCAAATATCCTGCGTTCCTGCTGTTGAGTGCATTCAACGTTGGGATACGCCCGAAACCGTGTTCTATGTGGATCCGCCTTATGTGCTGTCGTCGCGGGCAGATTCGCGCGAGCGTTACCAGCACGAGATGAACGACACGCAGCACATCGCGCTAGCCGTCGCACTCAACAATATCCAGGGGATGGCGGTGCTGTCCGGTTACCCGTCGTCGTTGTACGACGAGCTGTATGCCGACTGGACACGGCTGGAATACTCCAGCACCACCAACGGCAACAGCGTCAGCACCGAAGTCCTGTGGCTTTCACCGAACATCACCCGCCCGGAGACGCTACCTTTATTCGCACACGCAGCCACCAGTTAGGTGCACAGAAGATCGCTTATGACCACCAAAGGAGAAATGCCACCCATGAACAAGCAGAAGAAATACGACCGAGACGGCAACCTAAAATCACGCGGCATCGAATGGACGGACTACACCTGGAACCCCGTCGCCGGCTGCCACCACGGCTGCGAGTGGCAGATGCCGGACGGCAGCGTTGCCAGTTGCTACGCGGACGATGTGGCCACCGGCATAGCATCTGCGGCGTACCCGCACGGCTTCGACCACCACTACTACCACCCGACGAAGCTCGCCGATCCGCAGCGCGTCAAGTCCCCGGCGCGTATTTTCACCGGCAGTATGGCGGACGTGTTCGGGCACTGGGTTCCTGAGCAACACATTGAGGACGTTCTGCTTGCGGTTCACAGCGCGCCGCGGCACACGTTCCAACTGCTCACCAAAAACGCCGTCCGTACCAAGAAATTTGACATGCCGCCCAATGCCTGGGTCGGCGCGTCCAGCCCGCCCGATTTCATGTGGGGCCGGCGCTTATCTCGCCATCAGCAAAACAAGATGCTGTCACGGACGTTGACCAGCCTTCAGCAGGTGAGTGTCCCCGTCCGATGGATGTCGTTTGAGCCGCTGTCGTGGGATGTCAGCCACATCGTCCGGGCATATCCCGGCGTGCTCCAGTGGGCTGTTATCGGCGCAGCGTCCAACGGACGCAAAACCTACGCGCCAAATGAGCGCCACGTCGTCCGCCTGGTGGCTGAGCTGGATGCTCAAGGTATACCGGTCTTTTTCAAAGGCAATCTGGAATCGCTACCGTGGGCAAGCAAACACTGGCGCGAGGAGTTCCCCACCAATCCGCAAGCAACCACCCAAAGGAGCCTATTCTAATGTTTAAGCCACGCACCATCTGGGGTTGGATCCGCTACTTCATCAGCACCACGGAAGAATACAGCAACGGCGAAATCGTTGAGCGCGGCGTCCAGATCGGTAACGAACGCCGGCTGATCCTGGCCGTTCACGTCACCTCGCCGGGCATCATCCTTCGCTATCTGTCCGCGGACTACGAGGAGATGTGCGACGCGGGCTGGGAAGTCGGGCTTTATTGCTGGCAGATCGCCTGGGGGCACGGCTACTACCGGCATATCACCGGCCGCTGGGACTGGGGCAGCACATACTACGACTTCGGCTATAGCTTCGACGAGATGCACTGGCTCGGCGCGGACACGCTCTATAACAAGGCAGTCAGCATCCGCTGGCGTAACTGGTGGTACAACCGCCCCCACGGCAGCCCGTCCGGCGACTTCACCCCGCCGCCCAACGATAACGAAATCCCATTTTAGCGAGAAAGGATAACCACCATGACCAAGTACAGCATCAACGACCAACTGACCCTCGACGACGGACGGCAGATGACCATCACCGGATTGCAGTACGACACCGGCGGCAACGTCAGCAAGGTCAAGACAAGCTATCCGAATGATAACGGCATGATGCAGACCAACTGGCACAAGTCGGATAGTCTCCGCGAGCGCATCGTGGAGCATACGCCGGCACCCACGGGACCGACAATCTACGTAGATGAGTTGAGAGACTACGGCAAGATCGGGGAGTGGTGCCACATGTGGACACCGGACGGCACAGACGAGGAATTGACCGCATTTGCCGAAAGCATCGGGCTAAAGCCGGGGTGGTCGCACGAATCCGACGGCATCAGCGGGCGCTTTTTCCACTTCGACCTCCGCCCGAACAAACGCAAACTGGCAATCGAGAACGGGGCAGTTGAAAAGCCACTCCGGGAATGGGTAAAGGAGCAGACACCCACCGACCCAGCCCCAACCCCGTCCCCGGACACGGACGCCGACAACCCGCAGCCGGATTTATTTTCCGCGCCCAAGCAGGACGGCAACCTCTCCGAGGTGATCACGCCCAAGCCGGCCCCGCCCCCACGCCGCGCCATGACCCCCGACGAGCAACGCAACACGATCTACTATCTCACCGCCTGCACCAGCATGAACCACAACCACGCCCGGAGCCTCGTCGAGTACTTCGGGCACAACGTCGGCGACGCGCTCACCGCCGGCGAGGGACTGGACGCCGCCCCCGGCATCGGGCACGTCACCGGGCCGACTGCCGCCAGCGCCTGGAACCGCGCCCCGTCCTGGGTGCGGGAGTGCTTGCCGCTGGGCATCGAGGGTTACCCGCCAAGTTATGTTCAGTACGCCATGGTTTATGACTTCGCCAGTGATCCGGACGACTTCCGTAACAAGTTCCCTCTACCGGACGATGAGCAGCCGTTCGCCCACCTCGCCGCCCTGCACGGCGTCAGCGTGCAACAACTCGCCGTCAACATCTACGATGTAGCCGCATTTATCGAAAAACACGGCAATCGCGGGTATAGCGTTGCTGAGATTGACGGGTTGAGGGACGAACAGGAGGAAGTGCTTCCGCTTCACATCTTGCACCGTGCCTACAAGAACGCCCACGACGGCATCCTGTTCCACGCCAACGGCACCGGTCGCAACGATTACAGCGGGTGGGGTGTCCGCAAAAAACCGCATTGGCTGGGTATGTGGATGGATCGGTTTAAGCACCACGCCCCCACGTTGTACCAGGACGAACTCGACACGCTTCACGACCAGGCGCTTAAAGAAAACGCCACCCCACCCCGCCCGCACGGCCGCGACCTCATCGGCTACAGCACGCGCAAGCTCGCCTATCACGCCGCCTGCGCCTCTATATTGATCGACCGCTACACGCGCTGCACCATGTTCCGTCAGCAGGCGGACGACCGCATGAAGATTGCTGTCTACCGCGACCGGCTGCACCTGACACGCCGCGAGTTGGCATTCCGCGCCCGGTACATCCCCACCGCCGGCGACGATCACTACGACCCTCGCCTATCACTGGCGGACGCGATCCAGGATTACGAGGACGCCAACCGTTATATCGCCCGCGGGCACTCGCTCGAAGACGACCGCTACATCGGGCGCGACCAATTCTTCACGGACGAATACGTTGAGCAAGTCCTGTGTTCCGCAGCCGAACCCGACCTACACATCGACCTGGACGACCCCAGCACCTACCCACGCGGCACACTGGAGCAAACCCCGGCGCAGCAACTCACGCCCAAGGACATTTTAGTAACCATAACCCGACTTCTGCTTACTAAAACGGAGGACGAGTTCGCGGAGGAGGACAAGCAAAACTTCCTCAGCCTCGCCGCCAACCTACTCCCGGACGCCGGCGCATACACCGACGGCGACGCCTGGCAACGCCTCCGCGCCCGCCTCGACAAATTGAACCTGAATAGGAGCTAACCCCATGTCCAGAAAGAAACCGTGCACCTGGAACGGCGTCCGCTACGAATCTGTAGCGGCTGCCGCTCGCGCCGAGCAGGTCAGCTACGCAACAATGCAGCAGCGCATCCGCAATGGCCACACCGGCGACGATGACCTCAACCAGCCAAACGCGACACCGTGCGTATGGAATGGGGTCGAGTACCCCACCATCGCCGCTGCTGCCCGCGCCAACTACGTCTGCTACGCCTCCATGCTCAAATATGTCAACGCCGGCTACACCTGCGACGATGATCTGCCTAAGCTCGGCCCGCCACGCAAGCCGTGCACATGGAATGGGGTCGAGTACCCGTCCATCAAAGCCGCGGCGAAAGCAATCGGCGTCACCTATAGCGCCATGTTCTACCGTGTCCGCAGCGGCTACACATCTGACGAGGACATAGAGCGGCAACAGCGCCCATGCACCTGGAACGGCATCCGATACCCATCTATTGCCGCAGCCGCTCGCGCTAACAATGTTCAAAAGACCACGATGGCCCGCCGTATCCGCTGTGGATACACCAGCGACGCCGATATGAAGCGAACTCAAAAGGAGGACTAGACCATGAGCCAGACCTGTACCTGGAACGGGATCCGCCATCAGACAATTACCGCGGCCGCTGAGCATGAAGGCGTCACCTACGATGCCATGCGCCGGCGTCTGGACAAAGGCTATACCTGCGACGCCGACATGGAGCGCGGTCCGATGCCACAGTCCGCCATCCACGACACCGCCGACATCCGCCGCACAACCCCCGTCGCGGTGGATGCCGTCGCCGGCAATCCGGACAAATACCCCCTGTTACTATCCCCGTCCGGCTACCGCGTGCTCAACATCATCGAAAAGCGTCTGTACCGCCGTGGGGTGGTCTACGGTGTCCGCCTGTCCACCGGTCGCAGTATCCGCGCCGAAGCCCTGCTGCCCGGTGATCATCTCCGCCACATCACCCCACCCACGGGCCGCGCACTTTGCGCGGTGCTGTTCGCCGTCCGCCTCTCGGACAACCGCTATATCGTCCTCTCGCACGAGGACGACCACTACCGCCACGAGGTCGCCGGCTACGCTGCACTCATGCGCGTCCGCCGGCACTTGCAAGCCAACACGACCGCCACCTACACAGGAGAACTCGCATAATGATCTTCCAGCACACCATCGACAAAGTCCTATCCGGTGACAAAACCCAGACCCGCCGCCTAGCCAAGCCCGGCGAGCGCCTGTTGGTTGCCGACGCTTACACACTACTAAAATATGCCTCCGGGCGTCGCAAGTACCGCACTGGTCAGACCTACGCCGTCCAGCCCGGACGAGGGCAGTCGGGCATCGCACGCGTTCTCATCACCGGCATTCGCCAGCAGGACGTGCGCCTTATCTCCGATGAGGATGTCCAAGCTGAGGGATTCGCCGCCCGCGCCGATTTTGTCGACCTATGGCGGGAGATGCACGGGGAGAACTATCACGCCTGGGTGATTGAGTTCGAGCTTGTCGAGGATTCTGTAAAAGAACCGTGGCAAAAGGTAAACCTTGCCGACGGGGACTACTACGAGCGCAGCGAATCGGGGCACTATCGCTTGTGCATCTACGAGACATCGGCGGGCAGCGAGCAGGGATATTGCGCGTGGCAAATCGAAGCGTGGGACGACCGGCTCGGCTGGTATATCGTCGACCGCGACCGCCGGCCCGTTGACGTAGAAACCGCCTACACCCAAGCCGCCAAGCGTCTGCACGCCTACGACGCCGGCGACCTCATGCCAGGGGACGGCACAACATGAGGCGCTTTGAGGTACATTGGGAACGGAGTGCCGTTGATGACGACGGGCTAGCGTTTCGTATTCTCGAACTCTGGCGCGAAGATTACCCGAACGGGATGGCAGAAGACGTGCGTGTGGATCTATATGCATCCCCAGTCAGTCAGCATCCGCTGGGGTGGTTCTGGAGTGGCAAAGATTATGAGATGTCCGCAACGTTAACCACTGCTGGCATGGATATGCATATGGACGACGTGCGTCAACTGGCTATCCAGGTGCAGCGATCCATGCTGCGACAAGTGACCGAAAAGCTAAATCTGGTTGACGTGCAGCAGCGCCAAGTGCGTCACCGCGAAGGGCAGTTCATCCGATGAGAGCACTCACGATCAAACAGCCCTATGCATCCCTGATCGCCGCCGGAATCAAGCAATACGAGACGCGCCACTTCCAACCCCGTTGCATCCAGCCCGGCGACCGGCTGCTGATCCACGCGGGGAAGTCCGTCGGAGCATACGAGCGGCGTGTGTTCGCCAGCACCCTGCTCGACCCGTACCGCGCCGCGCTCAACATGGGCAGCCTGGACGAGTTGCCACGTGGGGTGCTGCTCTGCGTGGTGCGCCTGGTGTCCGTGCAGCCCGTCGCAGATGTACTCCCGCACATCTCCCGTCTGGAGCAAGCCGTCGGGGACTATCGCCCCGGCCGCTACGCATGGCGACTACGAGTATCCCTCATTATCCCACGTAGCACCGTCCGCGGTCGGCAAGGGCTATGGGAGTATCCATATAATGAGAGGCGGTAATCGAGCATGACGACAATATGGATCTTGAGGACGGAGAAATGACGGGCCCGACATTTGGGTGCCGAACGTGCGCGGAGGAGTTGCGCCGGGAGCGACAGCGCCAGTTTCTAATCAACCGATACGGCACAGATAAACCGGATACTATCCACGATTACTTTCAACCGGACAATGCCGAGTAAGCACACCGGTTTGTGAATTGCGTAAATATTAGAGTGCTGCACTTGGCAAGTGCAGCACTTGATGCTATTATATACACAAGTCGGAGCAACAAAGCACCGATCACACTAAATCACAGGAGATTAATAAAATGGAACTCACCAAAAAGCTACAAACCATCGAAGAAAACATCGGACTGGAAGCCACCTATGCCAGCGGCAGCTATACCGTCACCGTGTGGGATAACATGGATGGCGAATACAAGATGATCTTTACGCGCCGTGGGACGGACATTCCCCACAGCCGCGAGACGGTATCCCCCGCCAACCTCGAATCCGAGATGCGAAAGTACCAGTCTGATCTGCGCCGGTGGCGCAAGGTCGATTACGACCAACAATAAACACAAAAACGCCCCGGACAGCACACACTGTCCGGGGCATTACACTAAATCACAGAGGTATTATACATGCCAAGCAAAAAACCTTGCAAATGGAATGGCATACAATATGAATCGATAAGCGCGGCCGCTCGTGCGGTTGGCGTGACCCCAGAAGCAATGATTTCAAGGCTTGAAAGGGGGTATACCTGCGACGAGGAGATTGAGTCCGCTATAAACAATGACAAACGTAAGCCATGTGTATGGAATGGCGTTGAATATCCGTCCGTAAGTGCAGCCGCAGAGGCAGTCGGCATTAGCGTAGGAGCTATGAGCGCAAGGCTTCGAAAGGGTTACAGCCGCGACGAAGACGTGCGAAGTTACACTAAATCACAAGGAAAAGACAAATGAAGCGAGTAACATTCAACGTGTCCGATTTGGTTTACTACCGATTGAAAGAATATGCCCGCAATGAGGCAGGGACAACCATGAGCCGTGCTGGCGCGGACATCCTGGCGGACTTCCTCGCTGAGGATGATGAGGTCATCGAGAGCCAAACCACGCAATGGGGCGGTTACCGGGAACGGATCGACGACGGCGACAGCGGCGCAGCGTATGAGAGAGTTAATGCCTGCAAAGAATGTGGACGCGTCGTTTATGATGGCGAAAGCCAGTGCCCGGAATGCGACGGGGCAATCAAGCAGATGCTCCGTAGCGAGTCGCAAGAAATCAAAACCGAGATTCTCCGCCGGCGCTACGAAAGCTAAGCCCCACCCCACCCCCAAACAAAAAAGAGACGAGCGCCCGGTGGTGGGCGCTCTTGTCACGCGCATCTTGGTCTGTTCACCAAACCCCTTTTTGGCAGGTTGTTCTGCTGCGCGCTTTGTGCGGATACGAAAGTGCCTTTTGTTGGAAGATTATATCCTAACCTTCCCTGTGTGGGGAAGATTATAGCTAGTAATAACTCGGTGATAAGGGTGGTTATCAATAAGTAATTACATATTTAACCAATATTGCCACGTTTGCCACCTTGTCAGAAGTCACCGAGCAGTCAGTTACCTGGTTTTGATAAGTTGATAAATTCGCTCGGTCGCTGCCTCCTGTTTTTCGAGGGTAGCGAGGAGCTGCTGGTTGAGTTCGCTCTGGGCCGTGGCGCTGTCAACGAGCCGGCGCTGGATGGAGCGCGCTAAGCCGACATGGTTGAGCAAGTCGCCAATCACGGGGCTGTAGTGCGTCAATGTCTGCGGGCGTGTGCTGGAGCGTCAATCGGAAGTTAGGTGTTGGCGGTAGGGTGTCCGTGAAGCGCACGCGGCGAATTTGCATCTCGCCATGCGTGGACGCATAGTGAACGGTGTAGCGCAGTTCCAGCGCGCCGGTGGCGGGTTGTGTATTGTGGATGATGCCGATCAGCGGGTTGCTTCCTTTGCGGCTAGTGACCCACATCTCGACAGAGGTTGTTTTGCCGCCTGGGGTAATGACCGCGACTTCCCACTTGGCGTCCCACGGCCCCTCCCTGCGCACGTGGCTGAGCAGGTCAATGCGCAGCGCATACGTGCCCGCCGGAAAGTAGATGTCGGTTTGATACAAGACGAGAGCGCCGGTTTTGTCACCGGCGTCGATGCCGAACCCGCCCGGACGATGAAACATGCCTAGGGTGTTGTCCTTGTGCGTGGCGTCCGGCTGGGCGACGAGCCAGGCGTCCGGCCGTTCGACCGGGACGCCGTGTAAGGTGGGAGTCAGATTATCCCACTCCAATGTCGGGTTTTTGAGTTGAGGCACGGTTGGCATAAGATTACTTGTCGCAAGGCTATTCGATTGGCTGGGTGTCTTCACTCGCGTTTTCGTCGATACTACCGAGGAACGCCGGCTCTCCCGGAAACGTGCCCGCGTTACGCTCACCTCCCGGCACGTGTCCCACGATGCCCGCCGCCTTCACGAGCAGCCGACGCCCGTTCTGGTCGATAATCTCCACCAATTCATCGTCTAATGGTGTCGGCGTCCGCTTTGCCCGCGCCGCTAAGTAATCAACACCAGCACCAAACCCCGTGCTTGCATGCTGATACGCCGCCGGCGCATACGGTTTCGCCCACTCCGGCACCCGCTCACGCAAGTCCATCAGATACTGGTTCAGAACCACCGACGCGCCGAACAGCACCCCCAACAGCACCGCCAGCACCGCCCAGAATTGCCAATCAACCGCCGCCGTCGCCATCCCGTCACCCTGCGCCATCACCGCCGCCGGCATCACCAGCGCCAGCAACAGCACCATCAGCATCAACCCGTACCGCTTCTTGCTCGTCATCATGTCGCCGCTCCTCTTTGTTTTCTAAAATATGCACCACCTCACGCAGTCGATTAAGCTCGTCCTGCGTGTTTTGCAACTTCGCCTCCAGGCGAATCAGTTCCTTGTGTAGGTTGTCCCGTTCCGCCCGCAGCAAATTAGAATTTGTCGTTGTGTCACGCAATGCTGACCTCAATTCCTTGTTCGTCGCCAACAGCGTCTCCACCTGCACATTCAAGCTATCCACCATGCCGCGCAGCGCATTGATCTTACGCTTGTCAATGTCACGCTGTGCCTCCATAGCTTCCAGCTTTGCCTCCAGATTGCGAATCTGCCGCGCCTGTTCCTCAATCCGCCGCTCCAGCGCCTTCACCTGCTCGGCGTGCAGACGCTGCACCTGCTCCATCTCACTCGTAAACTCCCGGTGTTGCCGCTGTATGTCGCTCCGCAACTTCTGATTACTCTCAATCAGGTTGTCCGTCTCATTGCGACCTCGCTCAATTTGCAACGTCTGGATGCTGAGTTTCTCCTCCAGCTCGTCCACGCGCAAAGTCGCTACTTCCCGCTTCTGACGCTCCGTTGACAGTTGCTTCGATTGCTCATCCACAAATGCCAGATACTGCTCTTGCATCTCATCGCGCAGTTCCACCTTAGACCGCCACAGCGTAATCAGCACACCCGCAATCGCCCCCAACACTGCGATAATTTCGCCGTACTGCTGCCACTCAATGCCACCCGATGCCGTCTGCATCCACACCGCCGCCGTGACAATCTGTGTTAGCGTCACGGTATTGCCCTCTTCCGCGTTTGCCCCCGCGCCCTTTCTTCCGTCATAGATATATTGCCTCATTTGCAGCCCGTTAAAACGTGCGTACCCGCACAGGGGAGCCAGTCGCTAACGGGCTGCGAAAGCGACGGACTCCCCTCTACGGGCACGAGTGAGTTGGTGCGTATGAAAATGTAGAATCGCTAAGAGTGTATCAAATCGTCAGGCGATGGCAACTAACTGGACCAGATCGCCGCCGCGTGCAGTGCCGCCGCCAAATACATCGCCTTGCCTTTGTTTGTGCTGAGTGAAATGCCCAACAGATCACCGTCAGCAACTTTGAGAACACGGAATATCGTCTCAATTCCGCGCTCAAATTCGGCGTGGTTTGCCGCGAACGCCTTTACATCCTCATACAGTGCGAGAATATCCGCGTTGGTTTCCGCCTCCGGTAGCCGTCGGCGCAACGTCTGCATAAACTGGCGCGATGTCCGCTCCGCTTGCGCTTGTTCAATGACGCGCTGGATATACGCCGGTGCATTGTCCTCAACGGTTTGGCGTTGCTCCGCCGTTGCCGCCGGATTCCAGTCATATTGCAACGTGCCGTCAACGATGCGCAGACCATCTACGACTTGCGCGTCAAGTCGCTCGTTAATCGTTACGTGAATATGCGCGAGTAGCTCGTCTGGTATCATGTACGCCTCCTAGCAGTTGACTGTTGCTTGCATAACAAAGTTGAAGAAATTACCGGTTCCCGAATCCGTTCTTTCATTCATGGTTATTTTTATATAGCCAAAGGATTCGACGCCACCGGCGGTTGAAACAGATGCGACAGTAATCTGATTCACTGCCGCATCTCCCGTCGCCGTACCGACAGGTCGAACAACAGATTGACCCGCCGTGTTACCCATAGTTGATTGACCAGAAACCGTCAACGGGACGGTTTCGCCGCTCACTACCTCTATGGCGTTAGTCGCGTCATTATTCCACGGACGAAGGCTGCCACTCGCATAGCTGTGTGTCGTCGTATCACGTTTGAACAAAAGCCGTGATATGCGCTGGTACATATTCCACACAAGCCGCTTGGTGTCGCTATCCTCGCATTCCCCGCTCGTGTCCGTCGTGCGAACCGTTCCAAGATACAGGCGTGTGATGTCACCGTTTTTGACGAGTACACCCTGCTCGCGCGTCAGTGCCGTAGCGCGTGTGGTATCATCCGTCCACGCCACCAGCTCTAGCGTTAAGCCGCTCGAATCATAGAGATAGACGTCGTAATTCGTGTCCGTCGTGGTTGGGACGCTAACAGATATGCCAGACGAGCCAAGCGTGTACCCGGACACGTTACCACTACCATCGAACAGCCGCACCTGGTCACCAGCGTATGGCAAGTAGTAGAGCGTCGTCGCGGCGGTAATGTCACTGTCCGGTAGCGGCTCGGTGCTGCTAAGCGTAAGCCGGCCTTGTGCCGGTGGCAACGTCTGCACATCCAGCTTTGGGTACGTCACCGCACCGTCCGCAATACGGCTTTCAATAACGGCGTCATCAGCAAGCTGATCGGATGTTACCGCGTCATTGGCAATCTTTGCTTCAGTGACCGCGTTTGCAGCAATCTTAGTGGATGTGACGGCGCTTGTTTGTAGCTTGGCAGTCGTGACGGCATTAGAATCAATTTTCGCTGTGGTTACAGCTTGATTGTCTAATTTAGCGGTGGTGACTGCACTGTCAGCAAGTTTTGCGGTCGTGATGGCAAGGTCTGCGATACGCGCCGTCGGAAACGTGCCGGTCTGCACATCGTCCGCATCTAACGCGCGGTTCTCCCACGCGCTACCGTTGTACATGAACGCGTCGCCGTCGGCGGGGCTGGTGATGTCCGTGTCCGCTAGAGACGCTAAGGTTGTGAATCCCTCAGTGTAAAACCGCAGAATGTCTTTGTTGTCGAAGTCATAGCGACTGGCCGGCTTATATCGTTTGTAGGGTATTGAACCGCGACCGACACGTACTGCAAGGTACGGCTTGCTGCCAGCTGACACATTCGCTGCGAAATCTATCAGCGCTGCGTTAAAGTCAGTTGTCGAGTCAATTGGAGCATCCGCTCCACCCGCCTCATAAAAGGACAGCACGCCAGTCGCCGGCGCGATATACGCGAATACCCACGCCTGCTGACCACCCGCCAGCGCATTGCCGTAATTGTCCTGCACCGGCACGGTATCGCCGCCAGGGTAGACTCGCGGTCGCCCCTCGTCATCGATGTACATCTTCCTCTTGAACTTGATATTCGTCGTGCCGACTTCCACCTCCGCGCCGCCGTCCACCATTGATGCCTCGTCAAATGGCACAAAGTGCACATCCCAAATATTGTCCCCGTGAAGCCCCACGGACAGCCCACGCGGCGTAGCGGCGCTATCCCCCTCTTGGGCCGGAACAACCCCCGTTCCTCGCACCACGTATTGCTCGTTTACGAACTGGACTTCTATTTCGCGTCCAGGCACGGGCGCAACTCTGCCATCGTTATACGCTTCGACTTCTAGCCCGTCCGGCAACGTGATCGCAACGTACCCCGGCGAGGCAGCTTTCTTGTCCCATTTGTTTCCGCCAATGCTCTGTCCGATTGTTGCCGTGATGTGATTAGAATCAACAATCGTTTTGACGGACTCGTCGAATACGCGCCTGGCGTCATCTCTGCTGATTGCCATACCTAATACCCCGCAATCCCGACAATTTGCGCCGATGTGGATAGGTCACCTTGCAAGTCAGCGGCTTCATTTGGTGCGTATGTTTCACCGGTGTACTTAATGCGTCCATTGGCACCGAACATGTAAAGTCCTTGACCACCATTAACGAGCGCGCACCGGCGCACGTTGGATGTATCACCAACCTTTATCCAGGTTGGTGCCGATAACAAGGCGCTGTGTGTCACGTAACATCCACCGCCATTACTCTGAGCAAACGCAACGTCGTTCGTGTTGTTCGGATTCACACTAATTGTGAACCGCGCCGGTGCTGAGCCTAACGCCGCATATGGCGCTGCCGGTGCATTTAACGGTGTGTCAGTATCGGTATCCACGTTATAGCGCCGTACTCCGGATCCATCGTTGGTGCCATAGAAAAAGTATTGCGGCGCGTCAATTCCGCCAAGCGCTACCGCTGGATCAACATTATAACCATTGATCGGAAAGACCGGTCTGCTGCCTGCATCCCAAAAATCGCCGCTAGAGATAATGCCTGCGCGAAAGTCACCATTATTTTGCCCTCCGACGCAAAGCCCATATCGCCCCGGACTAATCGCGAGGACGTCGGCATTGCGGTTCGCGTATCCTGCTGGTCGTCTCTCCCACGTTGCGCCGGCATCAAAGCTAACATGGACAGCCCTGTCGCCGTCACCTGATGAAGTAACCGTTAGTATTTCACCTGGCGCAAAGACATAATCCGCGTCGATACCCTTCGTACCCGTCAAGCCACTAGGCGTTAGGTCGGTAAATGTCGGCGACCCGCCCTGCGCATTTTCCACCAGGAACAATCCGGTGCTAGTCGTCACCCAACCCGTGACTGCCGTTGCGCCCGCCTTCAATGCCCACGCGTATACGGTGCTTCCGATTGTGCCGCTATGGTCATTCACTGTCCACGTCACCGCGCCCCCCGCATCATCCGCGTTTGATGTGACCGCGATTGATCCGTCACTGAGGATAGCAACTAGGTTCGCACTCAGACCGTTTAGGTTCACCGCCGGATTGTCGTCGAAGACATCAACAATGGCACCTTCAATAACGCTATCAAGCGCCGTTTCGTCCACCGGATCAATGCCGTCTGGCGGCGGTATCTGCGCAACGGTCTCAGCCGGACGGCCGACGGTAATTCGCTCAAACGTTGCGGTGGCGAGCTTAATCCCGTCCGCCGGCTCGAACGTCTCATCAATATTGTTGAGCAACCATAGGTCATCATCGCTGATGTTATGGCGGTTTTTCAGCGTGTCCGGCAGTTGAATCTTAAACACCTGCATCAATGCCGGGTCAAAGATCCCACGCGATTTAGCCAGCTCAATTTGCAGCTGTCCGAACGGGTTGTCCTGGCGCGAGGCATACCGGTTGCCAGTTCGGACGTTCAGCTCATCCTGTCCGACGGCGTTGCTGACAAGCTGCTCCGTCTCGCTGGATTCGGTCGTGCCCTGCCCCGGTGTCTTGCTCGGCGCAATGGACGAGACAACGCGCAGCCCATCGGCTGTGGTTGCCGCCACAACCGCTTTAGCCCGCGCCCACGAAATCCGGGGAACGTGCGTGTATGTAAACTGCGGATTGGCGTAATCGTCCTGCGTTAGCGTTGTTCGCACCGTGACATCACGTTCAAGTGGTAAGTCGAACTCGGTTTTTTGCTCGGCTGTTGGCTGCACCACCGGATCCGGTATGATGCGTATGGCACCGGTCACGTCGATGCTGACGCGGTGGCCAATCGCCTGCGCCAGCCTGTCGAACTGCTCAAAGAGCGTGTTACCGGTCACCTGTAATCGCGGCAACGAGTACAGCACCGAGCCAATATCTAACGTTGCCACCTCTAGCGCGCTGCTATACCACCGCCACATATGGTGGATAAGCACGCGGATGTCAACATTCGGCAGGAACTGCCACGAGCCAGTCGCATCCTCAGCGACCTTAACCACCTGCGGAAAGCTCACCAGCTTGCGCAGGCGCGTGCCGACGTCCTCGCACGTAATTGACACATATCCAATACCGTTAATCGGATCCGGGTAGCGACTGGACACCTCGCCAAGCCAACCGTAAAACCGCGAGCTAAAGTCGCCAATGCTGTCGTTATCCGCGACCAGCAGCGGTGCGCCATCGCGGATGCTCGTTGAGAGCAAGTCCGCCGGCGATTCAATCGCAAAGTCATTGCGGTTGATGCCTTGCGACCGGCGCGTAATCCGTGCCGGAATCAAATCACTGCGCTGAATAACACAAACCAGTATCCGCGTGGTTTCGGACACGCCGTTACTGTCTGTCACCGTAAGGCTCACGTACCGATCCCCGACCGGAAACTCCACAGTGGGGTCTATGTCGGTGCTTGTGCCGCTGGTAATGGTGCCGTCCACGAAGTCCCACGAATAGGATAGCGGTGGCGACCCGTCCCGGATGCCGCGCGAGAGACTTGCATCAAACTCGGCAACCTGCGATCCGCCATCCTCACTCAGTAGTAACGCCGCCGGGAACGCGTTGTTCGCCAGTGGCGGCTGCGCTTCGTCCGCGCCGGGGTATGTCTGCTGATCGCGGAGCTGGTTGCCTGCCTCGTCAATATACGGAATCTTCGCCCATACCCGGTACTCGTCGTACACCTTGACGACCGTCGCCTCGCCGGGGTTCAGTCCCCCGTCGAAATTCGAACGCGGGGCGCGTCCTGTCAATATGTTCGGGTCATCCGTGCCGCGCACGCGCTGCCGGCCGCGGAAGTTGCCGTCGTCGTCCTCTAGTTCCAGCGTCATGCCAACCTTGATGTCGCTGAACGAGCCGGACGTTATCGTGTCCGTGGCGATGGCCACGTGTGTCTCTGCGTCGTTGGCGCTGCTAATCGTTGCCTCGAAAACGACCGGCGCATCGTAGATGTACAGGTATAATTCGTGCACGAATGGCAAATCGTCGAATCGCTCGCGCTCTGATGTCGTCAGTGCCGTGCTCATCTAGATCGCCTCTAGTTTCGTAAACGTGAATTCGAGGTTGCGCCAGTGCCCGACGCCGCGCTGAGGCGGCTGCTGGAAAGTCAGTGTCGCGTTGTAGTTGTTGTACGTCGTGCCGTCCCCTTCGCGGACGCTGATTGTGCAAAGTTTCGACACCGTGCCGGCGTTGCTGACACCAAAGAACGTCGTTAGTGAATCGTACTCGCCATACGTCAGTGCGTTGTACGAGAACACCAACCGACCACCGCCAATGCGTTGCGAGATGCCCGATCCCGCCGCGAACTGGTTCCACGTCGGCAATTGCTCCGTCCGCGGTTGCAATGGCGGCTCGCTCAGTCCGGCAGCGTTGTCGTGCCCGTCCGCGAATTCATACGTCGTCGTTGCCATTGGTTACCTCTGAACAATCGAGATTAGTTCTTGGCGCGTAATGTTACGCACCTGCTCTGCCTGGAACCCGTTGAACGTGTTGTTGACTGTCGCGCTCCGGCTACCCATGTCACCGGACGCCAGCCGCTCCAGTGCCGTCACCATGCGGTCGAAGGTCGCCGTCTGCTGGTTGCTCAGCACGCGCTCGCCCGGTTCTAGCATGGCAAAGCCCGGTGATGCTCCGGTGAACACCCCGCCCCGGTTAAATCGCTGAATGGTCGCCTGCGTGCGGATCACGCCGCCCCCGCCGGCATTGGTTGCAGAGCTACCGCCGCCGCTAGCTCCGGTCGCGCCGAGCGCCTCTAGAATCTTCTGTTTGCCGGCGGCTGCTGCATCCGCAACGGAGATTTGTGAGCCACCGCTACTACTGCCCCCGGACCCACCGAACGCACCGCGCACACGTTCAACCAGCGTTTGCACACCTTGCAGGATGGCGTTGTTCGCTTGCGCGTAAAGTTGCTGCTCGCGCTGGAATCGTTCGCCGATAATGTTCAGTTCTTTCTGTGCGTTGGCGCGTAGCTGCGCTTCTTGCTGGTCGAACTTAGCGCGCGTCTGGTCAAGCTCGCGCTCGGCTGCCTGCCGCTGGGCATCGAACTCGCGCCGGCGTTCCTGCTCGCGCTCGCGGAAGCGCTGCTGAATCTCGTCCAGTTCTTCGCCGCGTCGCTCGGTTTCGATCTTCATCCGTTCTTCTTCAGCCTGGAGCTTCTGCTCCTCAGTGAAGATAGCCTCCTCAAGCGCCACCGCGTCCAGTCGTCCGGCAGCCTTCAGTCGGTCGCGGCGGCCTTGTTGCTCAATCTTGGCAATCGTGCGCGTGTACTCCCGCAGGCGTTGAATCTCGCCCTGGCGGAAGTCCTCCAGCGCGTCCGCGCGTTCGTTGTCTATCTTCTCAAGCTCGGCGTCTCGTTTTTCGTCCAGCTTAGTGAGTTCATCTTCTGCCTCGGCAATTGCTGTTTTGCGCTCGCTTTCCAGTTCTCGCAGGTCAGCGGCAAGATCCTTCTCAATCTCTTGACGCGCCCGCTGCACCGCCGCCGGCAGTACGTCCGTGAACGTGCGCTCGATGTCGCCCTGAACGTTCGTGAGGCTGGTTTGCGTGTTGCGTATTTCGTCGGACACATCCGCGCCGGAATCGGCGAGGGCTTGCAGTGCGTCGAGTTCGCTTTCAAGCGCCGCCTCTCGGTCGCGTAGCCGTTGCAAGTTGTTGGTGGCGGTGTCCACCGTCGCCTCGCGTTCTAGCTCCGCAAAGCGGACGGCGTCCTCGCTGCGTTGGCGGATGGTGTCCACCTGTCGCTGCACCAGCTCATCGAACCGCTCGCGGACGGTTTGCGCGAACTCCTCCGCTTTTTCCTTGGCGCGTTCGAGGGCTTCGGATTGGCGCTCGGCGGCCGCTTCTTCTTCCTCACGGCGCTGGATCAGCGGCCGGGCAACCTGTTCTAGGCTGCGCTCTCTGTCTTCTAGGTTGCCGAGTTGGGATTCAAGTTGTGCAATGCGTGCCGTGGAGGTCTCGGTTTGCTCGTTGAGATTACGCTGGTCTTCAAGCTCTTGCTGTTTTGCGCGTTGATCCTCGTCGATTTGTTCGAGTAAAGCGTTAAGTTGTTCGGTGGTCGCCGTGCGGGCGTACTCCCGCGCCTGCGCTTCGGCTTGGTATGCCTGGGTGATCTCATTGGATTGCGCCGCGGCAACGACTGAGGCTTGCGCGCGAGCGTCCGCGAGTTCAGTTTCGGCTGAGCCAAGTTCACCAAAAACTTCCTGCGCCGATTCAGACGATTGTAAAAAGTCGTTCAGGGCATCGCGCTCGGCATTGCGCGCTTCTAAAATCTGCTCTGTTAATTCATCACCTGCGGTTGCAAACAGCGGGGTTGCGCGGTTCGCTAGACCTAACTGCCGATCGCTTCGCCCTGAAACATCGCGCCCGAATTCTTCCTCAAACTGCGCCTCTAATCGTTCTCGTTCTGCCGTTAGGCGGTTAAGTGTTTCGCCGGCGGTTGATGCTGCATCTAGGTTCGCATCGGTCGTGTCTCGGATTACATCGCTGGATTCGCCCTCTACTTCAGCGGCGGCCGTTACTGCCGCCGTGCGGCGCTCTTGCGCCTGCCGGGCCTGATCTATTTTTCGAGCGGCATCTTCGGCGGCAAGACCTAGCCCAACTACTGCCGCGGCTAATCCAACTCCCGCCGCAATGCCTGCCGGGCCTAGCGCCCCGACCGCCGTGCTAATCGTGCCCGGCAACCCGGCTGCCGCCGCCTTGAGTCGTGGCAGTTCTTCCACGAGCGCCGCAATCTCACCCGTGACGGCCACCCCACTGGCCACGCCGCCGGCCCCGGCTGCCCCCGCCAGCCCGCTGATCGCGCCGAGATTACTCTGCACATCGCCGGCGAGTTGCACGCCCCGCGACGTTTCATCAAACCGCCGCTGCTGAT